GCACCATCGAAACGTAGACAGCAAGCCTTAGAAATGGGATTCGAGTTTGAAGATGAACCAGCGATTGTACAAGCAGCACCGCAAGACCAGCCGAATCTTCCGCAAAATCCTGCAACGCAAATGATCCATGCGACTCAGGAAGATAGTAGAATCATTGATTATCAAAGGTACGCGCGAGAACAGCGTGAGCAACAGATCCAGCCTGCGAACGATAATTGGCGAAACAGAATTACTCGCAGAGAGGCTCAATTGATGTACGACAACGACGAACATTCCGCAGATCCTGTAGGATCTATGAGCGAGTATGATGGATACACACCAGATTATGGGCAAGACATAGGCGAGAGCCTACACGCCGACATGGAAAACATTGAATTTGCCGTCGACGGCATTAGCTACGAAGGTCGAACAGATATGAGCTATAACGAGATAGACTCCTTCGATTACTCTTTTTCGTCGTTCGCAGATGTATACCCCCCAGCGCACCACGTCCTCCAAATGACAGGAGCAGAACTCGAACGTTTTGACAGCTTTAATCAATCCGTCGTCTCGGAATCCTGGGAACGACAGAGATCACAATTTTTGAACGGAGACGAAGCGAGCGAAAACGAAATCGAGCCTCCGGTAGAGGTGATCCACCAAGAGCCGGCGCGAGAGCTATCAATACCAGACGGAGACGTCGGAGGATACTTAGTTAGGTGCGGGTTGCAAGAAATCAATTCTCAATGGAGCCGCGCATTCACTTGCTTTGTGACCCCAGATGGTATGAAGATAACAAACCCCAGTGAAGTACTGGAGATTTTAAAAATCTCAGATGAGGCTATCGAGAGAGAATACGCCTTGAAAGATTATCCTATTAGTGGTGCACAGATTTACACTCCTGTCGGCCAAATCTGCAAATTAGTTGAACCATACACTTTTGATCACAAACATGCAACTACGCTAGTGTGCGCCATTACTAATAGACATTTGGCAAGTACCAACGCACCTGACATGGTGATGATTAGAGATTTTGAGAGATTCGTGTCTGACGACATCACTATCCGTATGGAGTTGCACGGATTTCCCGACTTCACAGTTCAAAACGCCGAAGAGTGGTGTGCAGACAAGAAAGCTTGGCCAGAGTCAAAAAAGAAAAAATATTGCGATTATATCAAGCGTATACTTTGCACGGGGCATTTCTTGGGATATGGACACCCAAATTTCACAGCCATGGTCAAGAGTGGAGAATTCAATTACGCTACAAGCCATGAAGTATTTAGCGCTAGGGCTAGATTAATATGGGACCCAGAAGATCGCATGATGTTCGTCGCCTGGTGCCAACAATACTTTATAGCCGTCGCTAAATATTGGTACCCTGAATTCATCCACGCCATGAATTCCAAGAAATTAGCAAAGAGAGTGAATGATTTTTTCAAAGATAAAAACGCTCACGAATGGACTCGAACGTCTTGGGACGGCTCAGCGCACGACTCTAACCAACATGTCGAATTAATGAGAGCTGTAGATGATAGGTTCATAGACGCCGCGTTTCCGAAATTTATGGAGTTGTTCCCTATCTCGAATAGACTGGCCTACGAAGTTCTCGATATCTTGAAAGATCACGTGGCCAATTTGCACGTTACAATTAACAAAGTCTATGCGGGCAAATTCGTCTTGTCAGGGACC